ACGTCGAACTTGAATTGCTGCACGTAGGCGAATCCCGTTCGGGTCTTACCAGACGGGAAGAGAATGCGCCAGGCATTCTTGACGTTGTTCGCGATGTCCGCGAGAATCGCGATATGGGTAGCGTTGCTGCCGACGTAATTGATCTTGAACGTCGGGTCCACCTGCCGAAGGATGCCCAACACATGGGACTCTGTTCCTTCGTTGTGGGTCGAGGTTTCGATCTTGTTCCGGCTCATGGCTCCCGGATCAATCTCGGTGATCTCCGCGATCGTGACGAACGCGGTAGGCGTCGCGAAGAGTGCTCTCTGGATTAAGATCCCTGTAGATGTTACGGCATCCGACATGTTCGTTTCTCCTTTGTTTAACCGTCAACCTTCGTGGGCAAGGATCTCTTATGCGCTGGCTCCGAGGATTGCCCAATCGAACAGCTGCGTACCGGCTGACGGAGCAAACTGCAAGATGTCTCCGGTACCGCCGGTGATCGGATACCCGGTAGCATCCGGAGCGAAGAGAACCAATGCGCCACCGGGTCGAACAGCCACGGTGTGTGCGGCGGCACCGAATCCGATCAACGCACCGTTGGCATCACCACCAACGATCACGGTACCGGAATTGGTCGGGTCCGCAATGACCACAAGAAGCTTCGCTCGGACGAGCACGAACGCGGCTCCCAGTGCATCAAGCAGTGCACCGGACAGGTCCACGTCATACGCGGCCGAAATGGACTTGGCTCTCTCTGAGAACACCCGATCCATTTGATCAGCGCCAACACCGCTGGCGAGTGCCTTGATGAGACCGGTTTCGATTGCGGCCGATGCTGTAGCCAACCCAACCGAGTTCGACAACAGAGACGTGAGTGTGACAATGAGCTTGGACGTAACAGTCGCTGGCATAGCTAGACTCCTTTAACTGGTTGATCGTGGACGTTTTACAACATCGATATTGAACACGATGCGCGGTCTTCCCTTTTCATCTTCCGCCAAATCGAATGGTTCCTGCTTCATCGTAACTTGTCGCCACCACGTCCCATTAATGAACTGATTCCGAATTGGAAACAACGCATCATAGGCCTGCTGTGCGAGTAACCGGGCCGCAGTGTATTCCTCACCTCTGGCCATGATCTGTGCGGACGGCCGTACGTAAGCAGGAATGTCAGTTGAATTGTGTGTCCCTTCTGGAGGTGAACCCGGAGTTTCCTTGACAGTGATGAATGGTCCCGGTCCTTCCGGCAGTGATGCCTTCGCTCCGACAAAGATATCGGTATCCGGAATTCCGGCTGCAACAAAAATCGTAACCAAATCATCGGTGAACGTCATTTCTTATACCTGTTCAGATCGATTCGTTTTGCCAGTCTCGTTGGTAGAAACGGAGCCGAATCTTTCAACGGCTTTTCAATGAACTTCGCCTCTCCGCCGTTGGGATGATCAAGGTCGAGATCTTCATGCTGAATGAGTGCGTAATCAATCGATTTTGGTCCAGTGTGGATCATCACTGAAATCTGGCGTCCTCTCCGGACCGGGTCATCAGCCGTAATCTCTTCAGCCATATCACCGGATTCTTTTGGAGCTACCCGTTGCATCTCCTTCACTTCAACTTTAGATTCTTCAAACAGAGCGCGAGCAAACTCGTTCGGAGAAAATTCTGCCAATTTCTTCAAACTAGCAATTGCCGCATTGGCACCCCGATACGTGGTTGGTATCGCCATCAGCCTAAAAAGACCTCAGCCAAAGCTTGTCGATTCGTTTCACCATCTACGAATCCTCCGATTAAGAGGATGGGACCCGTAGTTCCGTCCGCCAGGGTCAGTCGGTCGGTGTAGTCCACGATGATTGCTGGATCGAGAAATGTGATAGATGTTTTGCTTTGGACCAATTCACCTTCTGCGGTTTTGATGGTTCGCAAACTCTTGTCCACCACGGCATCTCGAATCACGGACGTAGGATAGATATGCTTGCCATACCTATCCATCCCGGCCGACTTCTCCTGAGTGACGGTAGACTGTAACTTCAGGTTCTTCGTGACGGTATTAGCGATGGCAACGGCATTCGAGACTAGGCTCATAACTAACCTTCTTCGATCTCGATTGACACGTCCAACGTTGGACCGCCGGTGATGTTGTGCAGAGTCAACGTAGTGCTTGGAGGAATCCAAATGCCCTGCTGCTTTGACGAGTTGATCAGGTCATTGAAATCACCGATCGTTGCTGGAACCGTGGCCCTTGCGTAAAACACAACCGGAGCCGTTGGACTGGTACCCCAGGCAAGTGCGACACTTGATAGGGACCGATCGCCGATCCCATCGACAGGCAGAAAAGGTACTGGAGTCGTTGGCGTGATTCCGACCGCAGCCGGTCGTCCCACTCCAAACACTCCGGTGACCGCTGAGGCTACCGTGAAGTCCATGTTCTTCACTCGGCAACCTTTAATGCCTGCAATGATCTCCAAGACAGCCTGCGCTGACGTGACGTTTGTTGATCGGACACCGAGACGATATCGTGCCATGTTATGCCCTTATGAGATCCCGCACACCGGTGACCCTACCAATTGGATAGCCCCAATTGGCAGGAATGAGATTGAACACCGCATCGGGAACTGCTTTGGAGAAAACCGAATCCTTGAATGTGACGGCAACAGACCCGGCTCGGACAGATGTGATACCCTGCGTCTCGACATCGGAATCACCGGTACGATCCGACACAAGCAACTGCCGAGCGAATTCAGACGTAGCTTGCTTGAGTTCGGTAGGAATCGTATGGATGTCAACGTACTCCCATCCATTTCTCTCGAGCATGCCTCCTCGTGGCCATAGCAACGCTTGAATGGCGTCTGTGGGGTAGCCATACCAATACCACAAACGGTCCATGAGCAGCGTGGCCCATAAAATAGCGGCCGTCTTCTGGTCAGACGTCGCCAATGCCCACGTGTCTCCTACCGGTGGCCGATCCAAGTGATACTGATCTGCTTCCGCCAACGATGGGTATGCGTTAGCGGTAGCAGATCCGGGCGTTGGGTCTAGTGCTGTAACCGGCATGGCCTTATGCCTGGTCGGCTACATAGTGAACAAGGAAGTCAATGTTCGTGGCCACCGTCATGGATGCCCCAACATTGGTTGCCCGCATTGCCGTATTGGCATCCAGTTGCGTGAATGACGCACCGTCTGCCAAAATGACCGCATTGGCTGCACCCGCTCGTACGAGTGCACTCTGTGTCAAGGCCGCAATCGCAACTGCCAATAGTTGAACAGCAGACCCTGCACGTATTCCACTGATGTTCACCGATGTGTTGGAGGTTGCCGCACCACCGATGGCAATCATGGCCGCGTCAAGCAGTCTCCACCGTACCCCCGGCAGTGCTGCCAACAGGTCAAATCCCGCATTGACCTGTGCAGTGGTGACGCGTGTTCGGAATGCTTTGGCCATCCCAAAGATGACCTCGATTCCGTTGATGTAACGGGATTTGGTCCCGCCACTTCCTTCTGGATACATTCGTGAATCGGACATGAGCGTTCTCCTTTTGAAATATGAATTGAGCAGACGGCCAGTCATTCAGCCGTCTGCTTCGTTCATGAACTCTTACCCAGCGAGTCGGACCCAAGCATTCGGCCGCACCACGGATGCACCGTAGAGTGCGTCAAATGACCACTGGACCTGACGATGCTGGCGAGTCACTTCCAATCGGAGACTCAGTCCGGACACTTCGTCGATTGCCACTGCCTGATTCGTCGCTCCAGGTACGATGACGGTATCAATCAATGGTGCCATCGCGAAAGCGATCGCATCGCGGTGGATGAGCGAATTCAGCCGGTGACTTCCTCTCTTCGCGATATCTTCGTTGTCCACGATCGCCACAACGAGACCCGGTTCGAAGGTGATCGAAGTGATGGTGGAACCGCCGACAGTCGAAACCACCGTGTACGTCTGAGTATGACCGGAGGTACCGGTCAGTCCAACGAACTGGATGATGTCTCCGACTACGAGAGTGCCGAGTGCACCGCCGTCCACGGTGATGGTCTTGATGCCGATTGCATAACCCGCACCGTTGTTGACTTCGTACGGGGTACCGGGATACGCGTAGGTCCCCGACGTATGAAATGGCACACGCTGGGTCATCAGCCAGAGCGCACCCAGCTTGCGGCCGATCTGTCCGTTGATGATACCATCCGTGTCACCACGGAATGACGCATCCTGGATTGCCCGAAGACCGAGTGCGTTCGCCTCTGCGTCCGTGTCGATGACCATGAATCGTGGATCCATGTCCATCAACTGATTGTTGGCGACCTTTCTGGCTTCGAGATATGCCGACAGATCCGTGGCGAACGGGGTGGTGCCAGCCACCCCGGCATAGCCATAGGACTTCGTATAGAGAGACCAGAGAAAGTCCTCGATCGTGTTCGCGAGACCCTTAATCGCTTCTGCCGCTTGCATCGGCAGAATGCCACGGTCCACCTGAGACAGACCCTTGTCGTCCATCGCGAATGGCGCTTCCTTCCATTCCGACAGGGTCACCGGGACCATGGATGGAGTAACCGCAGTGACTGCCGGAGGCACGACGTCTGGTGCAACCGTACGAGTGGCCACCGCAGCTGGGACAGCAACGTTCACCGTGGCGAATCTTTTCGCAGCGGTGATTTCCTTTTCATAATCGCGATTCGCGATCATGACCAAGGCCAGCCGTTCACGAAGGGTCGCCAGACCCATCGCAACAACGGTGCCCAGGATATTCGTGGTAACGATTGATCCTGCCATGTGGAATTCTCCTTGACTTCAAACGTTGACGATCAAAGCAACTCCACCGGAGTCGGGCATCGTTCCCACCGGGAGGATGCCGGAATCTTTTCTCACCGAGTCAAGATCCCCTAACACTGAACAATATCTATGCCTTCGGGTTTCGAGTTCCCCCGGAACTCGGTAGCCCCATCCACCGGACAAGGCTACCGGTTTCCACCCGAGAACGAACGCTACACCGGAACCTGCTGATCGTACACGACTTTCATTTTCCCGGACTTGATGTCGGACATATGTTCCCCCAGCTGCTGTGGTGAGGGATTCCGAAGTTCGATTTGTCCTGGCTTCAGACCGCTGTTTCCGCCTCCACCCCTATTGCCTTCAGCGCCTCCACCGCCGGACGGTTTGAAAGCAAAATCCGATTCTTTGGTTTGCTTCACCAGCCATTCTTCAACTGTCAGGGGGTCTCCCGGATTGTCCGAACTGAACATGTTCGGTTGGGCGACCACGGCTCCGCTGTCCACTTTGAACACGGATCCGGCCTTCCCGACAATATAATCCAAAGCCGATGGTATGCCTCCCACCTTCGTGAATTTCTCTCCGACATGCCGAGCCAACGTTTGTTCGTCGGCCCGTTTCCGTTCTGCAGCAATCGTGGTATCTGAAGCTTTCTGTCGCTCTTCCAATGGCTTGATTGCCGCAGTGACCGCTGCCTGAATCTGGGCTGCCACGTCATCCGGCTTCGAGATACCCTTGGCTTTGATGGCATCGAGCTCGACCACTGCTGTTTTCGCCTTTGGAATGTCGAGATCACCAACATCGGTCTTCAACTTTCGAAGCGGTTCGATCTCCTGCAACAACGCGACGTTCTTGTCTCGGAATTCGACCACCTTGCCGAGTTGTATGGCATGGTCAGCTGCAGCGACGAACCCGATCGGTGACCCGTCGAGGATGACGTGATACTTCCCTTCTTTCTGTTCGTAATATGTTCGAAGCGGTTCCGGAACTTTGTCCAGAGAGTCAACGACTGGAGTCAACGCAGGCATAACTCACCCTTTCCTAATTGACAGCAGATTCAGAATATGGCTGCGTGCTGTCCCGATGCATGCCACATTTTTCACACACAAGTCGAGTAACCCCACACGTTTCTCCACACCCACAAATCCATTCACCGGTATCGAGATTAACGACCCTGCCGTCAAACCGATCCATGAGATAGGTCATGGCCATGATCCATGAAATACCGGTTTCTTCCGCGAGTTCCAACCCAGCATTGAACAGATGTAAAGCACTATACTCTGGGTGAGGCTCCTCGCACACGGATCGGATGACGCGGTCACCGACTTCAATCGTCTCTGGATCTTTCGAGTCCAGTAAGTACCCACATCGTTGACGTAGATGACGCAGTTGCTGCTTCGTACTCTGGTGACGCGTCCATTGCGCCTTCGGTTTCTGCACTGTGTTCTGATTGAGATACGACGGAAACACAGGACCCTTTAATACCGGCATCACGCAACCTCTAACAGGAAGATTAATTCGTCATCGTCGTTCATCACTAGATCCGGTCCAATTTCCGCCGATGCACGGCCCACCCGAACTCTGGCGATAAAAGGATAAA